CAGAACTCGGCTTATGGCTTATCTCGCAACAAGGTAAATGAAAGGTTTAGCGATATATTAATATTGCTTTGCCCACATTTTGCCCACAAAGCAAACAAAGAGGTACTTTTACCTTAATATGAATTTAATTATTTTGTTAAATCTAAAATATTTGAAATAGTTTGGGTCGCTTCTCTATTCAAATTATCAGTAACGTGCGCGTAAATGTCACTGGTAGTTTGCATTAAGGAGTGGCCTAGTCTTTCTTGAAGAACCTTCATACTTACACCACCTTCTAATAATAAGGTCGCATTAGTATGTCTTAAATCATGCCAACGTATATTTTTTTCTATATTACAGTACTTCATTAATCTTTTTATTCTTTGAAGTAAACTTGAAGGAATTATAAATTTTCCGTTCTCTTGAACTAATAAAAGATTAGGATATTTATCGTCAAATTTATTTTTTATATAAAATTCTCCATATTTTATTCGATTCTTCTTTAATATTTTCTTATGATTTTCAATTTTATCGCAAAGAGCACTACTTATAGGCAATGTCCTATATGATGATTCGGTTTTTAATTTCTCAGACAGTACATAAGTATTTTCCACTCTTATTAATGCCTGACGGACTGTTAAGGTTTGCTTACTTAGATCAATATCTTTATCAATGTCTAAACCACATAATTCTCCACGTCTTAATCCAGTTTCGGATGTAATATCTAATGCAAGTCTAAATATATAATCTTCATATGAGTTAGAATTAACTTTTTTGTATATTAGTTTTAATTCGTCAACAGTAAGTACATTGGCTTTAAATTTAGCACGTTTAGGAGTATCGACGAATTTACAAGGGTTATTATTTATTAATTGTAATTTTACTGCTTTATTAAGAGCAGCTCTTAAAATTCCATAATAACTCTGTACAGAGGTTGGAGAGATTAATTTTTTTGTATTGACTTTTACTTTCTTCAAATCTCTAATAAATTTTTCAATATGCATTACTTTAATATCACTAAGCTTAATAACTCCTATCATAGGATTTATATACTTATTTATTGTTTGCATGTACTTATTATATGTGTTTTCACTTTTTTCGTCTTTTATATAATCATTTGCCCACATAAGCATATAATCTTTTAATAACATATCTGAATCGGATATGTATCCATTATTTATCCTATATAAGGCTTCATTTAATTTTGTCTCAGCTTCTTCTTTTGATCCACCTCTTTTTTCAATTAATTTGTCATTTTCTCTATAACGGTAATACCATACGTTACCTCTTTTTCTTATACTTCCACGCATAAAATGTACTCCTTTCAATATGAATACGAATAGTTGTTCTTTTTATATTTATAAAATAAACCAGTTAATTTTTTAGTAACTGGGTTACATCTATTTAAAATACTTCATTAATTCGGATACCCTTTTTGGATATATGGTATCTTCACAAGGTCTATGTTTTTTTATATATTCTAAATATAAACATGTAGCACATAAATCAGCTTCATACTCTTCTTTTAAGTTTGTTGTTAAAGACGAATTTAAGAGAAGAGTATTTTTATGTTTTAAAAAGTAATGCGATAGTTCATGAAATAAAGTTACGCAGAAATTATCACCAGACAAATACTCGTTAACAACGATCATTTGCTTATTTGGAGATATATATTTATAAAATCCATTGATATTTTTTGTTAGCGGTTGGGTATTATACTCAACTCTTTTTAAACTCTTAACTATGTGTACAGGATCTAAATCCTCATAGTCATTAATAACTTCATCAGCAACACTTTGAATATATGAAATCATACTCAAAGCACTCACCCCCAATACAACCATTAAATTAAATTGAAATAAATTACCTATGTTCCTTTGAAATAAATTACCTATATTTTTTTGGAGTAAATTTCTTTTTATTTTTTATTTTTATAGCTTCAAGCGTAGTTCTGATAGCAGTTTCTATTGCAAAATAATCTTCCTCGCTTAAAGAATCCTTATTCTTAGAGAACGACATTGACAATTCTTCAATAATCTTCTTAGCTTCATCATCAATGTTCTCTTGGTCTTTTATTGATAAAGAATAGTCTCTTTCTTTTTTTAATTCTTCAATATTTTCTATTTGTTCATCATCAGAAAGAAGATAATCTATAGTTACACCGAAAAAATCTGCTAATTTCATAAGAGTTTCATTACCAGTACCTTGTAAGTTTTTTTCAACCATACCTATAGTAGAACGACTAACACCAATAGCCGTAGAAAGTTCTTGTTGAGTTAAACCGAACTTTTTTCTAAGATTTTTTATTTTATCACCTAACATAATAAATTCACCTCTATGACAATTTTATCATAATTAATGACAAAATCAATAGTAAATTTTAGATAATCAAAGAAAAATAAAGAATAAGAGATTTCTTTTTGATATTTGTCATATTTTATGATAAAATAGAACTTTTAAAATGTCGGTTATCATGACATAATAAAACTACACCAAGACAAAAAAATCACCAAACAAAACAAAAGAATCACCTAATAATACAATTTAATCCAAAAGGAGGGCGAGATAAAAATGAAACTAACACCAATAAGATTAAGAAGATTAAATGCAGGCCTAGACAGTGAACAAGCTATGGAAGTGCTGAAAATAACTAAAAGTACATTTTATAAGTTAGAGCAAGGCTGGACAAGTCCTTCACCACAATTAATTAAAAGGCTTGCTGATGCTTATAAATGTACTACTGATGAAATATTTAAGGATTTAAAAATTACTGGTTAGGGGGATAAGCTTATGGAGCTATACACAATAAAAGAAGTATCAAAAAAGTTGAAAATAAATGTATCTGATACTTATAAGCTGATAAAGGCTGGGCATTTACAGGCGTTAAAGCTTGGAGCTCTTAAGGTAACATCTTTAGAAGTGGAAAGATTTATTATTAATGCGAGTGGAAAAGATTACTCGGATTTGAACAATATAAAAGAACTAGAAGTATCGTAATTTATTGTTGTTAAAAATACGTTATTTAAGGAGAAAATTAATGGAATATGAATACAAGAAAGCATTAGAAAAAGTAATTATGAATCTTAGATGTATAGATATAACTGAGAATGAGCAGGTTGAATCTTATGTAGATGACAGTATAAGAATTATTAAAGAGGCATTAGAGGAAAATAAAGATACCGCTCAAGAAGTACCAGTTCAAGAGCAGTATGAAGGTAAATGCCAACATTGTGGATGTGACAATGTGTTTAAATTATCAACACCTTTACCTAAAGGGATTTATCCTAAGTTTTGTACCAAATGTGGCAAGGATGTTAAATATTCAAAAAGGTAAGCCTTCCCCTTCATCTGAATGAAGCACAGTAGGAGCACCACAAACAGGGCACCTTACCGCTTCTTTTGGGAATACTTCCTTATTTATGAATACAAAACATTCTGTATTGCTGCAAGTATTTATTGTTAAATCTCTAGCACAGTACATGCAATATTTTGTAGCAGCATGGTCATAAGTTTCTTTTTTACAAAAAGGACATTTTTTAAGCATAAAAATACCACCTTTCAAAATTACTTCAACTCTGTAAAGTTGATAAGTTAATTATAGGTGGAAAAACATAACAAATCAAATTTAGGAGGAATAGAAATGGAAGAGTTAAAAGCAAAGCTTGAAAAAAGCATCCTAGATAATGGAACATTGTCACCTGTAACCATTAAAATCAGCCAAGAATTGGACAATCTTATTGTAAGAGCAATGAAAGGAGAAAAGCTGTGAAAAATGCCAAGAAGTTAACCAGGAAGCAAAAGAAGTTTCTACAGGAACAAGGTTATGAGGCAGGCTGTTACTTAGTAGTTAAGAATACACCAGATGAATTGATTCTTTACAACAAAGAAACAAAGCAAATTGAACCGCCAATAAGGAGGAAATAATCTTGAAGGAAAATTGGTTTGCATTTTATTTATCTATATTTAAAGACATTTCGGTAGATAAAGCATTGATTAAGATGGGAATAACAAAAGAATGTAATTATGCTGGAATAAAGAAAATGAAGCATAGTGATAGTGAAAAAGAATATATTGCAAATCTAAAATCACAAGGTAAAACTTATACAGAACTTGGAGAAATGTTTAATATGACCAGAAGTCAAGTAGCTGGAATAGTGAGATACTACAAAATAAAAAATGCCGCAAGGACACCGACCAAAGTAGTCCAAGCAGCCATATAAAAATATTCAAGTAGATTATAACAGAAAGTGAGTGAAAAATAAATGAAATTTGAATTAACAAAAATTTCAGCAGTAGGATTTAAAGGTTACAAAGATAATGTTGAATATCCTTTAGGTCATAGAACACTAATATCAGGTGACAATGGACTTGGAAAATCAACTGTTGGTGAAGAAATAGCATGGGCTCTTACAGGCTGTAACATATGGGGAAATGAAAGAGCGACTACAGATTTAGTTAACAATAATAAGCCAAAGTTAACTGAGGTAGTACTTGATTTCTTATTAGATGGAGAACCACAAACAATTATAAGAAGAAAAAAAGGCAGCAGCAATGAAGTTTATTGGAATGACCAAAGGGTGACTACTAATGATATTGCTAGAGATATTTTTAAGAATAAAGATGTGTTCTTAAGTATATTAAATCCTTATTATTTTCCAAACTTAGCTCCAAAGGATGCTAAACAATTATTGTCAGATGTACTTAAGCCAGCCAACAGAGAGGAAATATTAAATGAACTAGGATATTTAAAACAAGTGTTGCTTGATAATGGGTTCAGAATGCCAGAGACTTTCTTATCAGATGCAAGAACAGATCTAAAAGAACATGAAGATAACTTAATATTTCTAGAAGGTAGAAAGAGTACTTTTGTTCCATTAGAAGTTGGAGAAAAGAAAACTTTTGATGATACTGAACTTAAGAAATTAAGGAAACAGCTAGATAAAATTAAGAGTTCAAGTGATTTAGAATCTGAACTTTTAAAGTTGGAAAAACCACAACAAAGTACTGCTGAATTAATGGAATTAAACACTCAAGAAGCTACCTTAAAATCTAGCATTAATAATTCTATTCCATTACAGGAACTATTGAATGTAAATTACAAGAAGAGCAGGAAAGATGAACTTTTAGCAGAGTATAAATCTAAGAAAAAAAGACTTGATAACATGGAAAGTAAAATAATCAAATGCGATAACTGTGGAAATGAGATTGATCTAACAAAAGAAGCTAAGGAAATGATCAAAAAAGAATTAGAGGATATTAAAGAATATGGGCTTAATCTTGCTGCCGAGATAAAGGATATTGAAACTAAGAACGCTGAGATAGAAGAGAAAAATAAGAAAATAGAGTCTGCTAATAAGGCTAAACAGAATGAAATTAACATTGAACTTGACAAAATAGCAGTTAAGAAAAGTGAGATTCTTGTTAAAGATGAGATAGCGAGAAAGGAATATGAAGCTAAAAAGCAAGCTATATTGGATAAACATAAAGCAGTTCAATCTGAAATCAATGAAAAAGTTAATTTAATAAAAGCTCAAATATCAGCAATAGAAGCAGAGGAAAGAGAAGTAATATTTTTTAATGCGAGCATAGATGCAGCTATCAAACAAAATGAAAGGATAGCTGAGGACCAGGAACAAAATGCTATAGATATCAAGAATAGTAAGAATAAAATTGAACAACTTAAGTTAGCAATAGATGCAGCAAAGCAATATAACTCAATTAAGCTAAAGAAACAATCAGAGCAAATTAAACCATATCTTGATAAGGTAGTAATCCAGTTTGAGAAGTTAACAAAAGATGGTGAATTAAAAGATGATTTCAAAATTGTATATGATGGCAAGGAATTTAATAAATTGTCTGCATCAGAAAAAATAAAAGCAGGTCTTGAGATTGCAAATCTACTTATCAATATTCAAAATTTACATTTCCCAATCTTTGTAGATGATTCTGAAAGCATTAATGTAGTTCCAGAGTTAGATACACAAATGATTAAGGCTAGAGTTACTTTAGATAAAGAAATTAAGGTTGAGGTGGTTTAGCATGGCATTAATAAAATGTCCAGCGGAAATATGCATACATAATTTTAATGGCATGTGTGAAGCTGATGCAATAGAAATGACTGACTTTGAATATTATGAGGATTATGAGGGCAAGAGAAGAGATATTCTTGAAGATGATATGAAATGCAACACATATCAAAGCAAAAATAAAAATTAATGGAGGAAAAAATAAATGAGCAAACAAACAGGAGTTATTACCAGTGTAAATTATGAAGCCGGCGGAGAAAAAATTGAACTTACTTTAATGGATGTTAAAAATTATTTGGTTAGCGGTGATCCTAACAGTGTGACAAATCAAGAAGTGGGAATGTTTTTAAAATTGTGTGAAGGCCAAAAATTAAATCCTTTTTTAAGGGAAGCATATCTCGCTAAGTATGGAAATCAACCAGCTCAAATGATAGTTGGGAAAGATGCATTTACTAAAAGAGCAGAATCGAGTCCCAATTATAAGGGTACAAAATCTGGTGTTATTGTAGTAAATCTTAATAAACAAATTGAGAATAGAGAAGGTACCTTTTATCTTAAGAATCGTGAAGAATTAGTTGGCGGATGGGCTAAAGTATTTTTTAAGGATGATAAGGAAGAAGTTTTTAATACTGTATCTTTTGATGAATATGTTGGAAGAAAAAAAGATGGATCCATAACTTCTATGTGGGCAACTAAACCAGGAACTATGATTCGTAAAGTTGCATTAGTACAAGCACTCAGAGAAGCTTTCCCTAATGTATTAGGTCAATTATATGTAGCCGAAGAATTAGGAACAGAACCGGATGGAGAACCACTAAAAGAGGCATTAAACAAACAAGATGAAACATTAATACCAGAACCTCCTAAAATGGCCAGTAAGGCACTTAAACAACAAGTAATGCAATTGGCTCATGAAAAAGAATTAATGATAGGTGAAGGTAAAGAAGCTGATATTTCTAGACTTGAATCATTAGCAAATGAACATCAAATGAGTTTAAGAGCAATGACAGAGGATCAAGCTAATCAATTAATTCAAATATTGATGGAATATCAAGTTATTCACGAAGTTCCAGAAGGAGATGTTCAGCCAGTAGAAGATGAAACTCCAAGCGTAGATGCTGAAGTGGTAGAGAATGATGAAGTAGATGAAGATAATCCATTTTAAGGTAGGTGTTAATATTGGAAAATAATAAAATTCAAGAGAATAAAGAAAGATTTTTAAATTTATTAAAAGAAGTAACAAGACCAGGTATGGATAAGCTTATAGAATGGATTGAAACGAAGAGCGATTTCTTTATTGCTCCAGCTTCAACAATGTTTCATGGAAATTATGAAGGAGCATTAGTAGAACATAGTTTAAATGTATATAAATTATTCAAAGAAAAGAATGATAGATATGATTTTGGATTGAGTGAAGATTCAATAAAAATAATGGGGTTACTTCATGATATATGCAAAGCAAATTTTTATAAACCAAGTACTAGGAATAAAAAGGACCAAGATACAGGAAAGTGGTTTAGTATCCCATGGTTTGATATAGATGATAGCTTTCCAATCGGGCATGGAGAAAAGTCTGTAATAATGCTACGATGTTACATTCCCTTAAGTACGGAAGAAATGTTAGGAATTAGATGGCATATGGGAGGATTTGAGCCTGAATCAAATTACAAAGCATTAAATGCTGCATGGGATAAATATAAAAGTGGAGCTTGTCTTCATTCGGCAGACTTGGAAGCAAGTAATATCCTTGAAATAAAAGTGGACTATGAGAAATTAAATAAACAAACCAAAATGAATATCTAGGAGGAATTAATTTGGAGGATATAAATGCAAGGGTTATAGCAGAAGCAAAGTTTATTATTAAAACACGACTAGCAACAAGAGCTGTTGCAAATGAATTTGGTGTAAGCAGAACAACTATTTGCAACGATTTGACAATAAGATTAAAAGAAATAGACCCAATTTTATATTCAGAGGTAAATAAGATTATTCAAACCAATAAACAGGAAAGAAGTTCACGAGGTGGACAATCTACTAAAAATAAATTTAAAAAACTTGCAGGATCCGGAACGCTAACATAGCAGGGATTACAAATTGCTAATGTTAAGGTTACTGCAAAAATAAGAGGGGGAGCTTTCCCCTCACTTATCAATAGATAATCATATGAGAAGGTGAAAGTATGGAAGGAATAAAGCTTAGATTTTCAGATTCAGAGATTAAAAAGTTACTTAGTGAAAATTTAATGATTCTTTATGATACAAGGGAACAAGTTAATGACCATATATTATCATGGTTTGAAACTAAAAAAATACCTTACAAAAGGCAAGTTATTAACGAGGGAGATTATACAGCAATTATAAAAGCTAGACCTGATATGGGTATTTATAGGGATTTATATTTCAAGGTTGGTGTAGAAAGAAAAAATAGTGTTGATGAACTAGCAGGAAATTTAGGAGAGAAAACAGATACTAGGGATGATATAAGGCTAGAGCGTGAACTTATAAGGGCAAAGATGAAGGGAATTAAAATGTTTCTAGTGATTGAAGATCCAAACGGATTACAGAATATTATAAAAGGAAATTATAAAAGCCAATATAAGCCAAACTCATTTATAGCTAAACTTACTAGCTTACAGGATAAATATATTCAGAATACTGTTTTTACCTCAAATTTAGACACTGGATATCATATCTTTAGAATTTTATATTATGCTGTTAGGAATTTTCTTATAGCAGGTGACATTGACAAGGAAATGGACTTAGATGAAATGGCAGAAATAGAAATATTAAATGATTGGGGGGGAGTTTAAATGTTAGACAAAGTTGAGCGTGAAAAAGAAATGATAATTTGCCAAAAGGCAGTTAATACTTTTGGAGCTGCAATACAACAAGTAGTTGCTATGGAAGAATTGGCAGAGTTAATTTCGGCTCTAAGTTCTGAATTGAAAAATGAAAGTAATAATATTGAAGAAGAAACAGCAGATGTAGAGATAATGTGTTTACAACTTAGATTAATGTATGGCAGCTCAAAAGTTGATGAGGCACATGAAAACATTTATGAATTTAATGGAACTGGATTGATAGAATTAACAATTAAAAGATGTGCATTGCTTCAACAAAGCATTTCTAAATCATTAAGAGATAAACAAAATGATTCAATCTTTTGGAACATAGCATTGGTTGAAAATTCATGTAGGGCATTAAGGAAAGAATTTAATGGGACTGAAATTGAAGAAATTAAGCAAGCAAAACTTGAACGTCTTAAAGGAGTTGTTTAACAATGAAAGATTATCTAAATAGCGATGAATCTTTACAATTGATGGCATTTCAAAAGGTTATTGAAATCTCTAAAAAATTTATAGACGGAAATCTAATGTCCAAAGAAGAAAAAACAAACCTTAAAAAATCCGCAACCTATCTAGATAAGTCAATAACTAGTGTTAAGAATAGGCTTAATAATAAAGCTAAAGAAGCATTCGAAAGATCTCAAGTAGGTGCTGGTTTTCATATTTGTTCAAATACAGAAATTGAAGTCTATAGAAAAAGAAGATCTTCAGAAATTGATGCAGCATATGAAGAAAATAAAGAGTATTTCAAGTTAGTTGAATTAATTATGCATTATATCTGCAGAGACTGTAAAAAAGATTGTCATGAATGTTTAATTTATGATCACTTTGAAGAAAATTGTATCCCTGAATTTATAGGTAGAGAACTAAATTGTAAATATGCCTATAGGAGTGATGATATTGAGGACCGTACAAGAAATAGTGGACAAAGCAATGGAGAACGTCAAACAAAGGTTAAAGATTCAAGAGCCAAAACAAGTGGAAATAAAGAGAACAGGAAACAAAAAAGCACTTCATCAGAAATCAAAAAATAGGAGATCATCATGGAATTAATAGAACTTAAGAAAAAATATAATGCTGCTCTTGATAGAAATAAGAATGCTGAAGAATATTTTAAAAACCATACCGTTGAAGAATGTCTTAAGTATTTAGATTTATTTAATGAAGTGGTAAAGGAATTAAGTAGTTTAATAATTCAAATTGAAATTTCTATGGGAAAACATATGACAGAATATGAAAAATTAAATGGCTTTAAGCTGTAGGAGGTGAACAAAAGTTTGAAAGAACTAATTGATATAGATTTGAAAAGTTTAATAGAAAATGAGACTGGAGAAAAATTTAATAGAGAGGGGTATATTAAATGTCCCTTTCATAATGAAAAGACACCTTCCTTAAGCATTAAGTTCTTTCCAGATAGAAATAAATATAAATTCATGTGTTGGGGTTGCAAAGAACAAGGAGATGCTATTGATTTTATAAGTAAATTTAAGGGTATGGATTATAAATCAGCAAGAGAATACCTCGAAATGGAGAATAAAAAATCTGCCAAAGAATTATTGATAGAAAAAGTAAAAAGCTATATTGATTGGCAACTGGGTCACAACAAAGCAGGATATGAACTTTTGGGGATTTTTCCGTTTACAGATGCAAAAAATGAGTATATATATTTTAAAGCTAAGTTTAAAAAGCCTGACGGCAGCAAGGAAACACCATATTATCATATAGAAGATGACAAGGTAGTAAATAATCGTGGAACAGATGAGGTCCCTTACAATCTATATAACGTGCTCGAAGGAATAAAGAATCAAAAAGTCATTGTATTTGTTGAAGGAGAAAAAGATTCAAATACAATTAATTCTGTTCTTAGAGGTAAAGAGTATGTTGCAACTTCCATTAAAGGATGCAAAGAGCTGCAGATATTGCAAAATGGATTGAAATTTAAAATATATGTTATCGGAGATACCGGAAAAGCAGGAGAAGATTATAAATGGGATGTTTATAGTAAATTTAAAGATTCAGCTACAGAGTTTAAATTTATCAATCTTCCAGGACTTAAAGCTCTTGGAGATAACAAAGATGTAACTGATTGGTTAGATAGTGGACATACTCCTAAAGATTTGCTTGATTCATTTGATAGAAGTTTGGATTTAAAAAGTAAATATGACTTGCAACAGGATAAGTATGGAATATACAAATGGTGGTATAACAAAAAAACAGATGAATATGAAAAAATACGAATAACAGACTTCAAGCTTCTAGAAGCAACCAGACTTAGATTTATTGAGGAAAATAAGGAAGGCATAAGAATAAAAATAAAATCACCTACAGGAGATATTATTGAGCGTGAAGATGAGAGCACTGTATTTGATGATATAAGGTCATTCAAACATTTTCTTGGGACTATGGATGCATCTTTCCTTAGCAAAAATATTGAAGATTTAACAATGTTAAAAAGATGGATTAATAAATATTGGGCCATCGAAAATAGTGAAATATACGCAGGTGCAAAGTTTATTGAAAGAAACGATAAAGTTATATTTATCACTAACAAAGGAGCAATTACATCAGAAAGAATAGAACATTCAATAATCAGTAAAGACTGCAATTTGGATATAACAGATAAAGAGTTAATCAAAGTTGATGAACTTTTAGAACTAAAGAGTAAGATATTTAGATTCTGGCACCCGAGCAAAAGCGTTCCTATTATTGGTACCATAATAAATAATTTGGCAACATATCATAATGAAAAAGCAGGAGGTAAGCTTAATATCTTATTAATAATTGGAGAAAGTCAAAGTGGAAAAACAACCATACTGGAAAGGGTTATAGCTCCAATTTTAAATTATCCTTTGGAAGAAAAAAATTCCATGGCAACAAGTCCATTTGCTATACAGAAAGATCTAGCAAATGGAAATTATCCAACTATTTATGATGAATTTAAACCAAGTATGATGGACCAATACAAAGTAAAGAAATTAAGTGGTATTTTTAGAGACTTATGGGACAGACAGTCGGTTAACAAAGGAGATAAAACATTTCAACTTAAGAAGTTTAGATTAACACGCCCTTTAATAATGGCAGGAGAAGAAAATTATCCTCACCAAGAAAGTGCGTCAATATCTAGAAGTTGCATAGTTTATTTATCCAGGAGAGAGAGAACTGAAGAAAATACAGAAGCAATGGAATGGCTAATTGATAATAGTGAGATACTTAATAAATTTGGAAGAAGTATAATAAATGAAATTTTAAACATGAGCATAGATCAGTACAAAGATATTAGGAAATTAAAAAGAGATAGCTTTAAGCTTCTAAAAGAAAGACCATTAGAAACTGCCATAAATATCGCATCAGGAATAGAAATTTTCAATATTTTATTGGAAAGAAATGGACTAAAGAAAATAACTAACTATGAAGATTATATATATAAAAATATCAAAGAAGAAATTCTTGATAATGGAAATGAAACTAAATCAATAGTAGAGCAGATGATAGTTTTATATGACACAATGATCCAGGATAGTAAAGCCACCGATGTTAAAAATGTAATAAAAGAAAATGGTGAAGGATTGTATATAAGAACATCTGAAATGATAAATCAAATTTTTTTATTCTGTAAGCAATATGAATCTGCAGATCTTATTCCATTAAAGTTAAAGGATTTTAAAAAGCAAGCTCAAAAGGCTGGATATATTACAAAGAATTCAGCAAAGAATTTCAAAGTTGAAGGTAAGCCAATTAAATATGATGAGTATAGCAAAGAACGTATGCGGGAGCTTAAAGTTGATTCTATTGTTGAACCTGATAGATTAACAGAAGTTCCTATAAGTCCAGAAGAAGGAAAAATAATTGATGGCATGTTTCAGGGAGCATAAGCTCCTGGATAATATGTAGATTGTGAGGATATATATGAAGAAAGTAATTATGGAAGGAACTTTAACAACAGCACCAGAATTATGGTTCACAAAGGATGGATCCATAGCTGCAATATTTTCTATATCTAATATAGAAAAAGTGGAAAATTATAAAAAGAATAATTATTTCCAGGTAGTTATGTGGGGAGAAAAAGGAGAAGATTTTGCTACAAATGTGAATAAAGGTGATGAAGTGCTGGTATACGGAAAGTTGAAAAATAGCACATATTATAAGGGTGAAATTAAGAAAAAGATAAATGGAATAGTTGCTGATGAAATCAAAAGGATTGTATGAGAATTAATAATACTGAATCTATAGGATAGGTGAAAAATATGAAAAACAATATAAATGTATATCCAAAACCAACTACATGCCAATATTGTGGACATGAAGTTATATATACTACAAATGCTGAAATATATGGAAAGGAATATGGTAACGGGAAATGCTATAAATGCAATAATTGTGATGCATATGTAGGTGTACATAATGGTACTGATATTCCATTGGGTATATTAGCAAATAGAGAATTAAGAAACCTAAAGAAAAGGGCTCATGCGATGTTTGATCCTATATGGAAGAGAAGGAAAAAATATAGATGGCAATGTTATCATCAGTTAGCATTAAAGCTAGATATTCCAGTAAAAGAGTGTCATTTTGGATGGTTTAATAAAGATATGTTAGAAAAATCAATACAGATATTAAAAAATGGATTATTTAATTAGTAATAGGTGATTAATATGTGGAAAGGGTGAAGTAATATGACTTTAAAAGAAGAATATGAAAAATTATCAAAGGAAGTTGAAAACATAGGTTGTCACTTAATGGGTTGTAGTTATTGTACAGAAGAACAAAAATGCAAAAGAATACAGTTTTTAGAAAAGTGGCATAAAAAAGAAATCGAATAATTCACAATACTACTATTTCGTGCAGGAAGGAATGAAAAAATAATGAGGTTTATATCAGCAGAGGAATTTTTAAAACAGCCTGAAGAAGTGCAAAAAGTGTTTATTGATTGGTGGAATCCAAGTATAGGAGACATATACGCATATAAAGAAAAAGACTTTAAAGATTATGCTGAAGCCGAATGCATTACAAGTAAAAATGTAATTAGGTTAGTTGTTAAGAATAAATATGATAAAGTTCCACTGCTAACAGAAGGACAAGTAAGGCAGTTTATAGAGGATATTACAAAAGATAAATATGATATTTTATATTATTTAAAAGTCAGAGAGAATGTTGGCTTTTATAAATACACAGAAAATGAAACACAACCAACATATGAAATAGAAACTCATGATTTGCTACAAGCTTACTGGAAGGTAGCAACAGAAATAGCAGCAAAGGAAATTAACTTGGAAATGGATCGCCATAGTTAACAAATATGGCCGGAAAAACTCAAAAAGGTTACCAAAGTTACTTTTTATTTTGAAAATGTACCCGATTTGGTAACCGCTAAAATTCCCACAGTTAAGCCATTTATATATATATAGTTACTAAGTTACTAAATATAATAAATATATATTATATATATAGACATATATACATTTATATAAAGATGCGCATATTATATTTTGAAAAAAGTAACCTCAAAAAAAGTACCGTAACATATTGATATCACTAAGCTAGAACAGGTTACCACAAAAAAGTAACCCAAACTAGATTTTTAAACAAAAATTACTCAAGAATACTCGTAAAGTCGCTATTTCAGTGATATGAGGATGGTTTTGGTATCAATTTATACTTAAAAAATGGCTTTAAATGGCTTGTTTTCAAGCTTAAGAGACATTTTAATAATAGTTAATTTACAAAAAAAGATAAATCAATCTAGAATTTGGGAGTTGAGATATGGATAAAGCAACTTACAGAGTAAGAAATAGGATTCGTAAACATAATGAACTACTAGCAGATATTCAGGAGATTGATATTAAAGTTCAAGAGATTGAAGAAGAAATACTTGGTATAAGTGCACAAGGTACAGAAGAAAGAACAGGTAAAACTTATAAGATCACTTCAAGTGTAGAACAACAAGCAGAAAGGCTGATGGAACGTAAAGCTAATTTATATAAGGAACAGGTAACTAAGAGAAGAGAGCTGAAAAGAATAGATAATGCTATGACCATATTAACTGCCGAGGAAAGAGATATTATTCAAATGGCTATTATACTAAAAGAAAAGTATTGGAAATTAGAAGAGAAATATAACTTAACATATTCTGCACTTAAACAAAGAGAGTATAATGCACTTAATAAAATGAAAAAATACTTGCTTTGAAGGTTTTTAGAAGGTTTTTAGAAGGTTTTCTGTTAAAATCAAGCTTTTACATGTGTTATTATAGTATCATAGAAATAAAACAAAAGGGCACTTACATATTAAATTGTAGGTGTCTATTTTAATACAGAATATTAAGCCATACAGAAGTTATATTTTTAGATGAAATAGTACTCAAGAAATTAAATAAAACTTAACAGTAAGGCTAAGAAGTGTAAGATATAGTGTAAAGTAGTTAGGAGGTGTATTTGGTATGAGTGTTATTAATGTTGAAAAGGATAAAATGATTGAAATGTATCTCTCAAACGTTAAGATTACTGAGATTGCTAAGAAGTTAAATGTATCAAGGCAAACTATTTATGCTTGGTTAAAAGAGAAAGAAGTTATCGCTGAAGTGGAAGAGCGCAGACAACAGTTAAAAAAAATAGGACAGAACAAAATAACACAAAATGTATGTACTTGCATTGATAATGTGATAGAAATAGCCAATAATTGTACAGATCCAAGGGTTAGGTTTAATGCCAATAAGTATATCATAGACCAAGGCTTAGGCTCTCCAAGTGCTGCTAAAGAGGATAATAACACTAACTCTACTGGCAAGGAGAATACAGATAAGAATACATTGCAAGCAGAGCTTAATGATTTAAAGAATTTAACTGTTGTAAGATAAATTATTTCCCAAAATGAAAGAGTGTGAGATTTGATTTAATGCAAAGTTATTTCGCTTAGTTTTTATTTAGCGAAATAATTAAAAGATAACGAAATGTTAAGGAATGAGTGTATTACTAGTGTTGGGGTAGATTTGCATAAATTTACACTTTGAAATTAGTGAAATGAATAAAAAAGTATGAATAAATTATGCATATTAATTGTTTTATACATATATTTGTGTATAAATATTACAAGATTATTTCCCGTATATTTAGTGGGGGTATAACTATATTTTACCACATAAATGGCTGATTTCAAGGGAGGGGGTACCTTCTAATTTGGGAAGTGCTCAAAGTGGCGTCACCCAGTTCTACAATTTTTGTAATATTTTTAAAAAGTCGAGGCTCAAATTTTTATTATATAATTCATATTTAAAGTGAGATAACAAATTACTTTATTTTTATAATGAATATTGTTAATATTGAATTATTCAAAACTACTAAGGAGGAAGCGTAAGATGAACGCAAATGAAGTTAAAAATAAGATACAAAAATTAATTGACAGTGGCAAAATAAAAAGCATTGATGAATTAAGGGATACAACATTAGATGAATTTCAAGAAAGATTTGACATTTCTCCACTAGAATTCTTATGTTATATGTGTCAAACAGAAATCAAAAGAGAATGCGATAATCAAAAATGTAAGGCATGTATAGCTGCAATGAATTAATAGAGTACTAGAAATAGAGTTCTTTATTATGCCTAAATTTAAAATTCAAATAGAGAGGGTGATAAAGTATGTTAATACCATTTGAATTTCCCTAGTGATGAAGCAAGAAACAAATGGCTGCTTTATCACTATCTTAAAAAATCTTATACTGATATAGGTATTCCAGAAGGCAAAGCTGATGAACTAACTGAAAACAGAATGATTGAAAACTCTAAGAATTTGTTTGGGTTCCATGGATTAGCATGGCAACTTGGTCAAATATCCTTAGAGTTTTTTTGTAACTATTTTTTGCAGGATATATACCTGCCTAAAGAAGATAATGCTGCAGCTCCAATTTCAAAAGTTCATGAAGAGCTGTGGCATGATATCCAAGAATCAATAATTGGTAATGGTCCGGAACAACTTGGACGAGTCCTTCCTAGAGGTACTGGTAAATCTGCATTTGGTACTTTGGGACCTACATGTTGGAGTGTGGCTTATAAACATAAAACTTATGTACTTATTTGTTCTGATATCGGAAGTACTGCTGAAAAGTTTATCAAAGATATCAAGGATAACATGATTGAAAATGAGTATATTGAAAATGCTTTTGGCAAGCTACTTGATGATAAGAACAGAAACTTTATTTGTAATGCAACTCAATTAGAGTTTATAAACCATACTTTTGTTGAAGCTATTTCATCTACTTCGCCAATGAGAGGTAGAAAATATAAGAATGTTAGACCAGATCTTATTATTCTTGATGACTATCAATCAGAAGATGATGTTAGAACTGAAGAAGCTAGAGAAAAGAAGTGGAAAAGGTATTCTGATGATGTTAAGTTCGCAAAACAAAGGCCAGTAAAGAGAAATGGTAAGGTTGTTAAAAAAGGTACCGTCCTTATGGCTTGGGGAACCCAGCAGCATAAAGAATGTTTCTATTCCAGGTTAATGAAATCTGCAACATGGATATTTAAAAAGGAAAAAGGTGTATTAGTTGATGATTTCATAGATGAGGATGGTAAAAAGGTAAATGGTGTAGATCATTTATTTACTACAGGTTTATGGAAAGAGTTTAAGGATATTCTTTTTGACTTTAAAAATGATACAAGGCAAGAAGATGCCAAAGAGTTTTATTATGAACATGAAGAAGAAATGCAGTTCCCTATATTATGGGAAGAATTTTGGACTTGTTTAGAACTAGCAATGGACTATTATGAAAATCCTAATAGTTTTAAGCAAGAGGTTCAAGGTGACGTTGATTCTATAGGAGAAAAATGGTTCAAATACATAAGAACTGAAAATAGAGAAGAAATTGAAACTCATGACTTTATTAAAACTATGATTTTAGCAGATCCGGCTTCAAGTGGAGGCAAAAAGAATGACTATAGTGCTTTCTTGGTTGGCTCTAGTTCAACTAATGGTAATAAATATGCTAGAAAAGCTGAGTTAGCTAAAATTAATGCAAGAAAAGAATTTGATAAGTATGTTGGACATATGATCGAATTATTGTTGGAGTATCCTGAAGCAACTCATGTATCCATTGAGAAAAATACATTCAATGGAGCAGATGCCTTTACATTAGAAAAATTGATTAATGAACATCCAATTTTAAAATATAGAGGTATAGAAATTATAAATGAACAGCAAAAGAAAAATAAGGATGATAAGATCTCAACAGCAATACCATATGTAAACAAGGGAGAAATTGTTTTTGCTAAAGAAGATGAAGAATTTACAGATCAAGTAATGGAATTTGCAGGACAAAAGTTTACTGTGCATGATGATGCTGCCGACGTAATGTCTGAGTTTATTCAAAGAATTGACCAGATTGAGGTTATTAGTACAATTCAAATATTAGACAGAAAAGCATTTGGTCTATAGGAGGTGATAAATTTGAATTTTAGTAATTTAATAAGGCAATTAGTTACAAAACAAGTAATTCTAGATTTAAATATTCCAGATCATTTATCATTGGTTAAGAAAATTTATGGGACCTATTATACGTATAAACAAATTTACAATAAGATGTATAGCTATTATAAAGGTGATACTGATGCAATGAAAAAGTATTTATTTGTAACGGAAAGGTCCAATCTCAAGATTAATACTAATTTTATCAAAAAATTTATTAAAGAAGAGGTATCTTATACTGTTGGAAATCCGATAACCTATGAATCTAGAAATGATAACTCTGATGTAATTAAGGATATTGAATACTATACAGCTCACTGGGATGAACTTCACGATACTGATCTTATGAAGTACTTAATTATATTTACTAAAGTGTATGAAATATATTATTTGGATAGCAATGCAGATTTTTGCAGCAAGATTATAAAACCTACTGAAGGTTATGCGTATGTTGATAATGCTTCAGGCAAGGTTTTATTTTTTATTCATGCATTTAAAAATGATTTTGATACAATAAATACTTATGTTGATGTTTATACAGATGAATTTATTTATCATTATGATAGGCATTTCAATGAGATTATGGTGCCAACAGAAAATATATTTGGAGAAGTTCCAGTAAGTGTTGGTAAATTAACATTGGAGGAATACCATGATAGCTTATATAAAGATATAAAAGGATTGCAAGATGCATTTGAAACTAACTTTAGCGATATAAGTAATGAAATAAGTGACTTTAGAAATGCTTATCTAGTCTTCATGGGATGTCAAGTTGATGAAAAGCAAATTCCTAATATGAAAAAGTTGGGTGTACTAAATACTAAGGATAAAAATAGTGTTATTCAATGGCTTGTCAAAAATATTAATGATACTTTCATCCAAAACACACTTGATAGGCAGGTTGATACAATGTATCAACTAGCATGTCATATAAATCATAACGAGAAAATGCAATCAAATCTTAGTGGAATTGCTTTAAGAAGTAGGTTGATTGCATTAGAGAACAAATGTGAGCTAGAAGAAAAAGCGCATAAAAATATAATCAAAAATAGATTAAAGTTCCTATGTATGTATTTAAATCTAAAGAAAAGTAAAAATTATGATTATAAGGACATTAAAGCTCTATACACTCCTAATATTCCTCAAGATGATTTGACAACAGCTCAAATGTTAAGCCAGCTCCCAGAAGGTTATGTGTCTAAGGATACTGGTAGAGGACTGTTTAGTTTTATACACAATAAGGTGGCAGAAGCTGAAAAAGTTAAAAAAGAGAAACAAGAAGATTGGCCAAAGACAAGTTTGGATAAGGTAGTTGGCAATAATGGATAAGAATAAACTTACTCCAGAGCAACAATTTTTTAGTGATAAAACTTTAGAGTTTACAAAAGAGATTTATGATCAGAGTGAGGAAAAGTTAAAAGAAGCTTTTAACTGTCAAATAACAAACAGGGAAGATTTGCTGAGTAAAATTGCAAAGATATTATTATCTTATAATATTGCTGATAATATTTTAAAGATAAATGCAGCTGATAAGAAAAAGATATATTCGGAATTAAGTGATTTAATTGTTGCTAATATCAAATCAGAGCTTGATGTTGAAACAAGTTTAACTAAAGGCATTTTAACTAGTGTTGGTAAGGAAAAATTTAATACTAACAACTATTTATATAGTCTAGGGGCAGAGTTCAAAATTACTCAACTAAGTGATGAAGTATTAGAGAAAATAATTAGTACTAAGGTTGATGATAAGTTATGGTCAGATAGATTGTATGATAATAAAAATCAAATGTGCAATGTATTACAAGTAGAAGTAGAGAAGTTTCTCAAGGGAGAAACAAATGTAAATCAAATTGAGCAAAAAATTATAGATAAGTATGATATTAATGCACATGAAACCAAAAGATTAGTTCAGGACAATATATGTAGAGTGCAGGAGGGTGCCAATGATGTATGGCAGCATGAGCATGGAATAAAGAAAATTATGTATATGGCGACTCTTGATGGAAAAGTGTGTTCAAGGTGTGCTAAATATGATACTAAAGTATTCGATATTGATAAGAAGCCTGTACAAATACCACGGCATCCATTTTGCAGATGCGTTTATATATCATTAACGGATAAAGATTGGCATCCTAAGATGCGACTTGATAATGAAGCTAAGAAAAATGTTAATTGGCAAAGCTATGAAGATTGGAAAGAAAATAATAGCATTATAAAAAGTAATGGTAAAGAAATTAGATCTTCAAATTATGAAAAAGTAGAGTCAAATATAAAATGGGATAATTATATAGAGATATCAAAAGAAAGTTCAAATAAATTAAACGAAATTCATACAAATCTTAATAAATTTATGATTGAACAGGGAAAAGAAAAACTTAGTTTATTAGAACTAGGTGGAAATAAGATATGCATTGAGCAGGTTGGAGAAGAAGAAAATGTCAAATTGTCAAAAGAGACTGTAAGAATATTGAAAGAGTCAGATGCTAATGATATAATATTCGTACACAATCATCCTGGCAAGACAACATTTTCTAGAGATGATATTGAGAAAATAATAACATATAAATCTATTAATGCAATGACACTTGAATGTGAAGATGGAAGTAAGTATATAATACAAAGAGGCACTTGCAAGAGTTCAAGTGTAAAAGGATATCTATTCTACAATAAATATGAAAACATAAGGCGAACAATAGCACGAAATTATCCTGAATTAGATGATGATGTGAAAATTTATGAGGTTTGGGATAAGTACATGAATGAAGTGGCTACAGCAGTATGTAATGATTATGGATTAATTTATAAGAAGGTGAAATAAAATGTATAATGAAACTCTTGATGGTTTCCCAGAATGGAAGCATATGCAAAAAGAAGGTATGACATTAGATGAGTATAATAAATTTGCTAAAAAAAAGACTATTCAAATAATGAAGGATAAATTAGAAGCTAGTAAGGATGAATTAACTAAAGATGAAGTTGAAGAGATAGAAGAGGCAATAAAGGAAGCTGAATTAGAACTTACTGAAATGTAAAAGCACTTACTTAATTTAAATAGGTAGGTGCTTTTATTATACCTAAAATTAAGGAGTCAATATTGTGGGAATATTAAATTAATTAAAGATTAGCAAAAACTAGTCTTTTTATTTTGCTTAAATTACGTCTTGTGGACGATTTGTGTACAAGGAGTACAAAATATTTAAATTACAAAATAATGTGTTCTAGGGTGCGACTGATGGTCTAGAGTATAGGAGGAATAAGGATGTTAAAGAAAGATTTATTAGAAAAAATCAAAAATGCTAAAGATGAAGAAGACATAAATTCATTACTTGCTGGAACTGATATTGAAGAACAATTTAAAGGACCTGAACCAACTTTAGATATCTTCAAACAAAAGATTAAGGCAGATAAAGTATTTCAACAATTTATGGATAGCGAAAGAGATACTTACCATTCAAAAGCAATAAAAACCATGAAAGAAAAAGGAACGTGGGAATCTGAATTTGGAGAGGTATTAAAAGAAAAGTATCCTGAATTAGTTAAGGATCCAGTTCAAATTGAATTAGCTAAAGAAAGAAAAGCAAGAGAAGAACTTGAAACAAAATTAGCTAGAAAAGATTTACTGGCTGATGCAATTAAATATGCAAATGAAAAAGGAATTAAATTAAAGTCTATTGAGAGATATTTAGGAGATGATTTAGATTCAACTAAATCTAATTTAGATGAATTGGCAGAGGATTGGTCAAAAGGCCTTGAGTCTATGGTAAATGAAAGAATCAAATCTAGTTCATATGTTCCAGGTGGAAGTAATCCAGATGGTTCAAAAGTATCAATAGGAGCGTCAATAGCTCAACAAAATAATAAATCTACTACTGCTGCAAGTGATCCTTGGGCAAGTAAATAAGGAGGAATAAACAATGAATTTTTCAAGAATGACCTATGATAATGATATGGAAATATTGTATAGCAATGCAAATCTTGTTGCTTTTAGCGGAACTGTTTTAGCGGCTAATGTAACTGAAGAGGATGAACATGGAAAGAAATATGTTTTATCAGGAAGCTTAATTGATAAGGATGGTAATGTTGTAAAACAAACAGGTGCTGTTGGTTCTGAAACACTAACAACTACACCAGTTGGAGTTTTATATAAAACTGTTGATGTAACTAATGGAGATGCACCAGGTTCTTTCATTGTTGAAGGTTACTTAAGAGCTGATAGAGTTTTAGATGGATTCGCTGATAAAGCAATAGTGGCCATTAAAGCTGCATTACCAAATATAAAATTTAGATAATAAAGGGAGGAATTAATAATGCCAAGATTAGAAGAAGTATTTAACACTGAAGAACTAATAAATTACTATAAGGAAAGACAAGTAACTCCAATGCTTGGAGAGAGTTTGTTTCCTGAGCGAAAAATTCAAGATATTGAATTTGATATGATTTTAGGAACAGGAGGACTACCAGTAACCGCAGAAATCCATGCTTTTGATACTGAAACACAAATAGCAAGTAGAGAAGCAATTGAAAAAGGAGTTGCAAGCTTAGCACTTATAAAAAGACAAATTAAAATTACTGAAAAAGAAATCATAAAGATTCAAAGCCCAAGAAGCAACAGTGAACTTAATGATGCATTGAAAAATCTATATAAAGACGCTGACAAAATGACCGAAGGTGTAAAAGTAAGAATAGAAGCAATGAGGATGGAAGTACTTTACACTGGTAAGCTTGCTATTAACGAAAATGGGATAAAAGTTGGATTAGATTATAAAGTTCCAAGCAGCAATCAAAAGGTATTTACATGGAAAACGCCCTCAACCGATAAGCCACTTGATGATTTAACAGTTTTAGTTGATGCAGTAGAGGATTCAAGTTCTAGACCAACTAGAGCTCTTACATCAAGGAAAATAGCAAGAACAATTTGTGCTTGTGATTCAGTAAGACAAGCAATTTATGGAGTTAACTCGGATAAAATTGTTACGTTAGCTGCATTAAATGAGTTATTAGCTCAAATGGATTTACCTACTATTGTCACATATGAGGGTAAATATAAAAGGGAAAAGGGCAAGGGATATGAAACACTTAGGTATTTTCCTGAAAATAAAATCGTTATGTTTGGTGATGATACATTAGGAGAAACAATCTACGGTCTAACTGCTGAAGAAGTTGAACTTATCGGAGATGGACAAATGGATGAAGCTTCAATGTTAGATAATAAAATTTTTGTAGGAACATATAAGAGTGTTGATCCAGTAGGAAAATTCACTAAGGCTGTTGCTACAGCGTTACCAACTCTTCCACACGGCGAAGAATTAGGAATTGGAACTATTTCATTTAGTTAGATTAGAGAAATATAATTTCTCTCTTTTAACGATAATTAAGAGGTGATTAATTTGGTTGTAATTACTGATGAAGAATATGAACAAATGGCAATACAATCTATAAGAGATTATAAGAATAAAGATCTTAAAGATGAAGAAATCAAGCAAAGATATTCATTAGCTATAAAATTAATAGTAGAAAATATAAAACAATCTCAGAAGGTTGATAAAAATATTAAAAGCGAAACTCAAGGTGCACGCAGTAAAACTTATAAGGATGATATTGTTATAATTGATAACAATATTGAATTACTTTTAGGAAGCTCTTATGTAAGGATGTATTAGTATGTTTTACGATAAAGAAATTTATATTTATAAATATGACTCTTTTGAAGATGAACACAGGATAGATAGAGAAGGGTATAAAAAAATAAGTGACAATCCATTTCTAGTTGATATGCAACCTTATAATTCTGAAAAAGCAAAACGTGAGTATGGATATGACATTGAATGTAGTAGAAAAATGTTCTGCGATGTAATTTCAGAAATAAAAGAAGATTCTATAATAGAATATAACAATAAATTCTATGAAATTAAAGCAATACCTTGGGATGATGAATATTATGAAATTCTTTTAAATGAAACTAAAGATGTTAACATTCTCAAGGAAGATAACAATGAATAGCTTTGAAGATTTAATTGCTGAAGCTCAAAAAGCAGCTGAAAAAATTGATAATATTATTTCTGATGAAATGGAGATTAAAGCTACTGAATGCGTAGCAAGTATACAAGCAGTTACTCCAGTTAAAACTGGAATATTAAGAAGATCAATGACTCATGGAAAAATTATAAAAATGCCAAATAGCTGGACCATTAAAATTGGTTCTAGTATTGAATATGCTCAAGCAGTTGAAGATGGGCACAAACAGGAAGTTGGAAGATATGTGCCCGCTATAGGTAAAAAATTAGTTAAAGAATTTGTTCCTGGAAAGCATATGATACGAGATAATGTTGATATCTATCAAGATATACTAACATCAAGCATTAATGAAAGAATAGAGAGGGAGATATAAATGGATGATAAGATTAAATATGTAGATTTGCTTTATAGTGTTTATATTTCTCTTAAAAATAACTTTACAGAAGCAAAAATAAATATCAAAGAAAGTAGAACAGAGGTTAAAGGTCCTCTATTTTTGGTGCAAGTAAAACCACTAGATAATGACTCATACAGGTATTATACAAAGGACTTTGTAAATATAATTATAACTTTCACAGATATAATTTTAGATCAAGAAAAAATATTAAATGTAAAAGATGAGCTCAAGGAGTTATTTGATTATGGTTTGAGAATAAATGATACCTTTATTTACTTTGATAAAAAAGTATTTAATGAAAGTGAAGATTGCATTATTTTAACTTTAACTATTAAATATCATAATTCTAAGGATATTAAGAATATTCCAGTTCCAGATAGATATACGGAATTTATGCATGAATTAAATTTTATTCTAAATGAAGATAAGGAGGAAATCGACTAATGTCAAACATAAATATTTATTTGAGGTCAGCTGCTGAAACATTAAATTCTAGAAGTACTAGAGGAATCGTAATGTTAGTACTTAATGACAGCATTGAAGGCGTTAAATCTTATAATAGGAAAAGAGCAGTAACAGATAAGTACAGTGAAGAAAATAAATCAAAAAGAATAGACAAGTGTTTTGATAAATATGGAGTAAGCACATTAAAAGTAGTTTGTTATACCCCACCTGAAACTATAAGTGTAGCATTAAAAAAAATAGATGGTGTTAAATTTAATTATTTAGCCTGCCCTACAATCACCGAAGATGAAGACAAAAAGGCTATTGTAGATTTTATAAAGGGTCAGGTAACAGCTAAAAACTATACTGTTAAAGCAAATTTAGCTAACTATGCAGCAGATTATGAAAATATAGTAAGTAACTATATCTCTAGTATAACAATAGATGGTGAAACTCTTACAGGAGAAGAATTTGCTGTCGATCATGCTTGTATGTGTGCAGTATGTTCTATTGGAGAGGGTCTGACAAATAAAGTATTGAGTGGTGTGACAAAAGTTACTTTAGTAGATGATACAAAAGATGCTGAATCAATAAGCGAATTGGGACAAGTTGGAGTTGTTTATGACAATGATTTTGAATCATATGTTCTTACAGACGATGTTAATACAAAGATAACTATAGATGATAGCAAAGAAAAAGATATTTTAAAAGATAGGAGAGTATCGGAAATATTAAGCATGATGCAGGATGATTTAAAAGTTGCATTCAAAACAAGCTGGCAAGATAAAAAAGGTAACTCTTATTCTAATAGAAAACTATTAAGAGATACTATAAATAAAAGTTATTTTAAACCTTTAGGGACTAAAGGTGCCCTTAATGGCGATATGAGTAATACTTGTTATCTTAATATTGACGCAATTAGAGAGTATATAGAATCATTAGGTGTAGATACAACTGACATGAAGGATGAAGATATATTATCTTATGATACAAAAAGAAAGGTATTTATGAAAGCCAGGGTTTATGTATTACAAACAATGGGAGAGTTGGAGTTTGAAATAAATTATTAGGAGGTGAGTAAATAATGGACGTATTTAATGAGAATTACGCTATACATGGCAAAAGTTTTCAGCTGTGGATGGATGGAGATCTTATGGCAGAAGTATTAACAGCTAAAGCCAAATCAGATTTGACAACGGAAACTGTATATATAGCTGGTCAACTTGGTAATGGGGATATTATAACTGGTGCTAATGGTACTGGATCATTAACTTTTAATACTGTAATTGGAGATCTTCCTAAAAAGGTTAATGATTGCATTAAATCCAATAAACCATTTATATTTGACCTTATAGGTGAGTTTGAGAACAAAACTTATGGAACTACTAGGAGAGTTATTATAGAAGAATGTAAAATAACTTCATTTAGTCCATTGGATGTTGATATACAAAAATTATTACAAGATGCTTATGATTTTAAATATAATCCACAAAACGTTGATATAGAATAGCTTATGCTTTAGGTGTAGGCTATTATTTTTTATTAAAAGAGAGGAATGATTTATTAATGGATATAAAAGATATATTAAAAAATAAAGGAATTTTAGATGAGAAAAATTCTGAAAAAACCAAGAAATTAGAAGTTATCAGCTTAAAAGGTATCGGAGATGGAATGATCACTATAAAAAGTATTGGTGATGATACGTTTGATATGATTGAGAAAATGAGTAAAACAAATTTTGACATGAATAAAAATGCTGTGTATCAGGCTGTTATAGAACCTAATTTAAAATCAAAGGAACTCCAAGAATCCTTAGATTGCAAAGCTAATCCAACAGGTGTTGTAAGAAAACTTTTTACTAGAGCAGAGATAGAAATGATATCAACTGAAATTGGTAAGTTGAGTGGAATGCATTTAGAAAAGGGGCTTATTAAAGAAATAAAAAACTAATAGACCAAGATGATGAAGTACGTATGCTCGCCTATTATATTAATAAAGGGCATGACTTACAAAAACTAATTGATCTTGGATACTATGAAAAAATGTTTTATATAGCGTCTATGCATAAATTACATGATGAAGATATAGATGAAAAAATTGCCTTAAATCCATTTTTGACAAGAAAGTAGGTGATTGCTATCGGATTATTTGGAAGTGAATTGACTATAAAAGACGGCTTTTCTAGAGTGTTTAGTTCTTTTATTGGGCAGGCTACAAGTGCTAAAAGTAGTGTAAATGGCTTAACCGGAGAGATGAGGAATGCTGAAGCCGCGTCTGCAAACTCGGTTGGTAGTATGAGAAGCCAAGTGGCAAGCTTGGCACAAGAATATAAAAAGGCAGGGTTATCACAGAGTGAAGCTTTTAGAAAAGCATGGAGCGAGGTTGAAAGAAGCTCTAACAATGCAGGTGCTGTAACCGGAAAAACATGGGCAACCACTTTTAGAAAAATAAAAAATGACGGTAGTAATGCCTTTGGATCATTAAGTAATAGCATTAGTAACTTTTCAAATTCTACATTAGGTACATTAAGCAAACTAACAGCAGGTTATTTAAGTCTTAAAGGTGCAGCTGATCTCACTAAAGAATCATTAAAAGCTGGAATGACATATCAAAACGCAAGTACATTTTTGCAAGCAACTTATGGGGAAACTAAAGGAAAAGAAAAATTCAAATGGGCCACACAGGAAGCAAATAAAACCCCATTTACTGAATCGGAGGTTGCAAGCAGTCTAGCAAGAGCTCATGCACTTGGGTTAAAAGATGATGAAAAAAGTTTCAAAATGTATGAAGATATGGGATCATTTGCAAAGATACAAGGAGTTGGAGACTTATCGAGTGCGGTTGATGCGATTTCAGATGCATTAGGGGGAGAATGGGAAAGGCTACAGACAATTACAGGTATAAAGAGACAAGGTCTTGAGGATTACGCTAAAACAAATGGATTAGGTAAATTCACAAATAAAAAAGGTCAAGTTACTGATAAAGATAAGCTTATGGAAGTTTTAGAATCTTACATGGGTGAAAAAGGTATATCTGGAATGACTGATAAATTTTCTAAGACACTTAGTGGAAGGCTATCAACATTAAAAGGTAATTGGGAAAAAACTTTAGCTGATATGGTTGGAATAGGTGATGATGGAGCTATAAAGGATGGGAGTTTATTTGATAATGCGTCTAAAGGACTAGAAAAGCTTATAACAAGTGTTAATAAATTTAGTAAAAGTGAATCGTTTGATAAAATAGCTGATGGATTAGGTAAATTAGGGAATGGATTAATAGGAGGCTTAGATTACATTACAATGCATCCGGAAACTGTAAAGACTTTAACCCAAATTGGAGTTGGTTTACTCGGTCTTAAAGTTGCTAGTGGAGTGATAAGTCCAATAGTAAAATTGACTGGTGGGTTAGCTACATTAGGGGGAGTATCCAATAGTTTACCAGGCATATTAAATAAAGCTACGCTGTCAATTGGAGTTTTTGCAATTGCAACAAATAGTTTTTTTGGTGAGAATGGTGTTTTGCATAAAGTTGCAAATGGTATGTTTAATATATTTACACCGAAGGATAATAAAATAGATGTTCCAGCAGCAAGTAAATCTCTTTTAAAATCTTCAGCTAATGGATGGAATTATATATACGAAAAGATTATGGGCAATGATGAAGCAGATAACAATTATAAAAATAATGAGATTAAGAATCTGGCAGAAAGTGAAAGAGCTGATGCAAAACTTAATGGTGTTAGTGATAATACTTACACTTGGGATGCTGCAACCAGAAATAAATACAAGAATTTGTATGCATACGAGCAATTCTACAATCACGATGATTCTTACGAAAAATATAAATCCTATTCTGAGTGGAATACAATTCCAAGTATGCTTAATAATAAAGAAATAAGTAATACAATTAATAATACTAGCACAAATAGCCATGCATCAAATAAAACTGAAATAAATCTTAATGTAGATACAATTAAAGAAACAGCAGATATTAACGACATTATGGATCAAATTGCAAATAAATTAAACAAGCTAAATAATACTAGAAACGCTGTAAATTATTAAAAAGGAGAGGATAAGTAAAATGGGAGAGGATAGAAGAAAACTAATATTAACCAAAGTAAAAGATAACTTCAGTATTTTATTTCCTTTAACACCCTTTCCTAAGTTTTCTAGTAGCATGAATATAAGTACTGTTGAATTATTTGGACATGGTGAAACTGATACAGGTGCCATAAGAAATCTTACTAAAATAACTATGGATGGAATATTACCACATCCAAAGAACAATTATGATTTTGTGTTTAATAATGATTATGCTCCTGGGTATTATACAAATTATTTATATGATTGGATGGTAAATCAAAATAATTTACTTATGTCGTATAGAACAGATACTCAAAAAATATCACATTTAAATTGCAGGATAGAGAAGTTTGATTTTGCTGAAGAAGATGGATCAAAAAATATAAAATTCAATCTAACTTTAAGAGAATATAGAGAAAATAAACTAACCGATTCTGATGATGTAGTTAATTCACAATATGTCATAGATAGTTATGGTTCAGATACTTATTATGTTGGGGAAGGTGATACTTTAATTACAATAGCAGCTAAATTATATGGGGATTCTAGTAAATGGAATTACCTTATGAATAAAAATAATTTGAAAAACCCTTTAATTTTAGAAGTTGGCCAAGGATTAAAAATATAGGTGAGTATATGGATAATGTAACACTAAAAATTTATAAATGGAATGATGTGAATAAAACAATTAATATACAGGATATATGTAGTTCAATTAAAATGTATTGTTCACACACTAATATAACAACCGAATTGAATTTTACAATAGCTTATGAGTATAATGACTATTATTTTTATAAGTTTGATATTGGAGATCAGGTTTGTCTATGGTATAAGGGAGGGCTAATTTTTTATGGAAGAATTACAGATAGTGAATTTAACTTAAAAAATAACACTTATACTTTTACTTGTTACGATTTGGCATGGTGGATTATAAAATCTAATATAACTAGAAATTTAGATAATATTAGTGTAAAAGATGCTTTACGCACTGTTTTTGGAGACATTGATTTAAAAGCATTTGATATTGATAGTGAACTAGGCGATGATGGTAACATTTTAATAGGAACCCATCTTATTAAAAACAAAAGTGCTAAAGATGTATTAATGGCAATAATGCAAGAGGTAAGCAAAAAGACGGATGTATATTATTACATGCATATGAATACTAATTGCAAAATTATAATAACTGAATGTGATAAATATTATAGTGGGGTTACAATACAAGAAAGCAGCAAAGATGTTATTGATGGTAATCTAATTGACTACACAATTAATAGATCTATGCAGGATATGGTAAATAAAATTAATATTTTTGATAGTGACTATAAGCAAATTAATTACCTTACGTTGTCTGATTTTGACGAAGATAGATACGGAACAATACAAGATAACGTGATTCTTGAAGAAGACGAAGAATATAGCGTAGAAGTAGAAACTAAAATAAAAAAGAAATTAGATCAAAAAGGAAACCCCAGTGAAGAGGTACAGGTGAAATGTCTAGGAGATATAAACTATAAAGTTGGATATGGTGTAATGTGTAAATTACCCGATAGTACATTCTATGATAGATTTATGTATATACTAGCATCTGAATGGGAATGGGTTGCTAGTGGGGATTTTATAAGTACTTTAAGTTTATCTACAAGTAAGCACAAAGACTTAACAGATTTTAGTGATATAGAAGAAAAACAAGATGATGAAGATGGAGAAAATAAGGGATCTCTTGCAGATAGAGTCGTTGAGTATGCTAAGACATTTTTAGGGTATCCATATTTATATGGAGGAACTGGAAAAATATTAACGGAAGAGTTAGTTAAAGCCAATCCTAAAATAACAACATTAGAAGGTGCTAATGATAATTGGAAAAATTGGATAGGTAAAGAAGCTTACGATTGTAGTGGTTTTACCCAAGCTGTATATAAACACTTTAGTATAGACATAACTAGAACTACTACCAATAATCAAATGGGGCAAGGTAAGGCAATTAGTGCATCTGATAGTAGTAAGTGGAAAGAAGGAGACTTAATGTTTCCGCACGCCAATCATGTTCAAATGTATATTGGCAATGGAAGAATTATTCATGCGCCTGAAAGCGGCAGAGTAATACAAATAGCTGATGCCAAAACTAGTTATGCATGTGTGCGGAGAGTGCTAAAAGATGAAGATTTTATAGCTACCAAAAGTGCTAGTAGCAATCAGGATGCTTCAATTAATACTGCTGTAAATTGTACAAGTCAAAAAGAATTTGCGGCAGCAGTTGCGCCGTATGCTAAAACATTATTTAATAAATATCATATTTTTCCTGGAGTAATTATTTCATGTATGATCCAAGAATCCTGGACGGGCAGTGGGTTCACTAAGCTTGCTACAAAATATTATAATTTTGGTGGTGTAAAATGCTCTGCTAGTAGTGAAAATGCAATACAAGATTATAAACCACCTTCAAGTGAAGGAAGTATGTTATATAGAAAATTCGATTCATTAAAAGATTTTATCATATATTGGTGCGAACTTATTTCTGGAAGCAGTTACAATTATAAATCAGCAATAGCAGATAAGAATACACCGAAAGAACAAATTTTTGGCTTTGATAATACTCCATATGCTGGAGATAAAACAAAAGGCTCGCAAATGTGGAACATATATAGTGCGGATGGATTCAGTAAATATGATGAAGGATTGTGAGGTGAATGAATATGCTGGCAGAAGAGAAATTTAAAGCTGCATTAGATTCAAATTCTAGAAATGCTATAGATATAAAAGAACATGAAATAGGAATTATTGAATCTCTAGAACCCTTTCAAATTAATGTTGGGGGATTAATTTTGACAGATAAAAATTTAATTATTAACTATGATTTGTTAGAACATACAGAATATTTTAAAAGTCTAACAGGAACGATTGGAGATAAATCTGAAACTATTTCTAATGGTTCTATTTTATTTGAAAATAAATTAAATAAAGATGATAAAGTTATAGTTAGACCTATAAGTAAAAATAAATATTATGTTTCAAACAAAGTAAAAGTGGGTGAATCAAATGTCTAATTTCCCAACTTACGCTATTAATAGAAAAGAAGATATAGAAGATACAGAAATTCCATTATTAAAAGAGTATGCTTGGAATTTTGAAAATGATAGTTTTCTATTTGATGAAAATGGAAAGTTTATAATTTTAGATGGGTTGGAAGCTTTGAAAGTTAGAAATTATTTATCTTTAAAAATATATAAAGATAGATGGTTTATTTACAATGGCAAAGTTGGTGGTAGAATAAAAGAACTTATAGGAAAAGGCTATAGTTTTGCTTGTTTGCATGCCCAAGAGTTTATAGAAGAAGCTATTGTGGATAACATATATGTAAACTCAATAGAAGATTTAGAGATAACAATGAAAGATAACAAAGCAATTATAAATTTTAACGTTAATAGCATATATGGAGCTTATTCAGAATCTATAAAAGGAGTGGAGGTGTAAATTTTGGATACATTTTATAAAAGCGCGGAGCAATATTATTCAGAAATGATTAACGCATTAAAAGATACCGATACAAGTGAACATAGTATTATAAGAAATGCTTTGTCACCATCAAGTTATGTATTTTCTCAAATTTCTTTAATTCTAGACGAAATTCCTAAAATGATATTTGCAAAATCTGCACTTGAAAATGATTATATAGACACTTTAGAACAGAGATGTGCTGAAATGGGAATATACAGAAAACAAGCTACAAAAGCCACTGGGATTATAAGAATTCTTGGGAATAAAAATGCTGTGTTTCCGGAACAATCTATAGTTACAACTAAATCTGGAAAAACTTATATGACACAAGAAAAAATTATTATAGACGAAGATGGAGTAGGCTATGCCAATATAGTGGCTAGTGATTATGGTAGTTCCTATAATTGTTCTGAGGGTGACATATATATTATGCCTGTAAAATATAGTGGAATATCTACAATAGCAAATGAAGAAAAAATTGATAATGGTTATGATATTGAAACTCCTGAAGAGCTATATAATAGATACTTATTAAAAATTCAAACGCCTGCTACAAGCGGAAATAAATATCACTATGAACAGTGGGCATTAGAAGTTACTGGTGTAGGATTTGCAAAGTGTATATCAGGAGCAGGTAATGTAAAAGTAATAATAGCAAACAGTAATAAAAGAGCTGCAAATGATGAACTTATAAAAGAAGTTTATAGCCATATAAATGAAGTAAGACCAATATTAGCAGGTACATTGACAATAGTTACTGTAAAAGAAATAACAATAAATATAACCGCAAATGTAGAAATAGATTCCAGTGTTATATTAGGTGATGTACAAAACATATTCGCAAGTGCAGCAAAAGAATATTTAAGTAATAAAGTTTATACAACTAAGAAAGTAAGTTTGACAAAACTTGGAGGAATTTTAGTTGATATTGATGGAGTAGTAGATTATTCAGAGCTTAAAATAAACAATGGAACATCTAATATAACATTAGGAGATGAAGAAATTGCGGTTATTGGTTCTGTTTCGCTAGGGGTGATTTAGAATTGGATATAACAAAATTTAATGAAAAACTAAATAGGATTAGCGGAAATGTTTATACCATAGAAGAAGAAGTTATTCCAGTAAATGGAGTCTATGAAGCCCCATTAATACATGATAATGTAACTACAAGTACAATAAATGTTTATACAGGTTCTAAGCTTACTGGAGATAAAATTAATACAATTTCTTTTAGTATTCCATCTTTAACACCATGGAAAACAATAATCAAGATATTCAGTAATGCGCCTAAATTATATATATCATATGAAGCTACAGGAGATCAAGTGGAGGCTGAAGATATAAATAATCTTCAAGATGCAGTTATTGAAACTCAAGAAAGTCTTAATAATGAAATTGATAGAGCTATAGATGCTGAAAAAGTGCTAACTGATAATTTGAATATAGAAATATCAAGAGCAAAAAGTGTTGAAAATACACTAAACACTAATTTGACTAATGAAGTTAATAGAGCAACAGCAGCAGAAAACACTTTAAATAATAATCTTAACTCAGAAATTACTCGGGCAAAAAATTCAGAATCAGTATTAAATGATGCTTTAGCTGCTGAAGCTAATAGATCTAAAGCAAGTGAAAATACTTTAAATGATAACATTAATGCAGAAAAAACAAGAGCTGCTAATGCTGAAAAATTTTTGACAGATAATCTTTCTAGAGAGGTTGATAGAGCAGTTGAATCAGAAAACGAGTTAGGTGAAAATTTAGTTTTAGAAGTTACAAGAGCAAAGCAATCTGAAGATTCTATAAAAAGTGATATAAATGCTAATAGGTCTAATTGGAATGATGCTTATAACAAAAGACATGTGCATAATAACAAAGAAATTTTAGATGGATTAGGTAAAAATGCTGATGGTGATCTAACTTTTAATGGAGGGAAAATCGTAAGCACCACAGTTAATGGACTAACAGATGATGTTACTATTCAGGGTGGAAATAATATAACAATTGTAAAAGAAGGAAATTCTATTATTGTATCTGCGGCTGGAGGACAGGAAAAGATAGTGACTAATACACCGATATCAATCTTAACAACTAATTGGACATTAGATACGACTGTAACTCCAAGTAGATATAATGTAACAATACAGCATAATTTAAATGATTCTAATATTTTAGTTGGCGTATATAATGGAACGAAAATGCTGGAAATGGTTGAGGTCCAGATAAAAGATGATAACTCAATTGTTTTATATAATTATGAGGCTATAGATTGCAAAGTAATAATTAATTCTAGTGGACAGCCAACTGAAGTCATAGATAATTTAGATTCAAGTGAATCTAATAAAGCTCTTTCAGCTAAGCAAGGAAAAATATTAAAAGAATTGATTAATTCAATTGAGGGTGGGATTTTAATTGGAGATACATTAGCCAATGCTAAGCCAATAAGTCTATTCATGAAAATAATAGGCTAGAAAGGAGATTGATATATGGACATAGATAAAATATTAAAAAAGATACTAGAAATAGATGACTTAGTATCCCAAAAACATAGTCACTCCAATAAGAATGTTATAGATTCTATAACTCAAGCTTTAATTAACAATTGGAATAATGCCTATACACATATATCAGATACAGTAAAACATATTACAAGTGCAGAACGTACCAACTGGAATGATGCTGATAGTAAGAAGCATGTTCACTTAAATAAATCTACGTTAGATAGTATTAGTCAAAGTAACCTAAATAATTGGGATGATAAATATACCAAAAATGAGGTTGATAATAAAATAAGTCAAGTTATTAGTAATATGGATTGGAAGGAATCTGTAGCAACGTATAATGATTTGGCTACTACTTATCCGAATGCAGAAGATGGATGGACAGCGAATACAAAAGATACAGACATTACTTATAGATATAATGGAAGTGCATGGATACCTATATCAGCAAATTCAATACCTCTTGCAACTTCAAGTGTTGATGGTAAAATGTCTAAAGCTGATAAGTCTAAATTAGATGGTATTGCTGCTAATGCAAATAATTATGTGCATCCTGCTAATCATCTGGCTACTATGATAACAGAAGATACAACCCATAGATTTGCAACAGATACGGAAAAGTTAAATTGGAATACTGCATATACAAATAACCATATCCATAGCAATAATTCTATTTTAGATGCAATTACGCAAGTATTAATTGATAATTGGAATAGCGCATATACACATATTAGTGATACCATCAGACACATTACCAGTGATGAAAGAACCTTATGGAATACTGTAAGTAATAAGGTTGATA